CACCCCAACCCATTATAGCTTAGATACGTAACGTATCGAGGCAAAATTACTTAAACTAGAATCTAGCTTCTCCTGGTTGTAGCTAGGTACTAGGTTGTTGATGGATTTAGATTTCTTCCACAATGAGTCTAACTCACGGGCTGTCTTCTTAGCAAAAGGTTTCAGGTCCTTTTGGCCTTCTACAACAAAATTACAAAATGTTTCAAACAACGGTGAATCTACACAATTTTCAAGTATCATGAAGATTCTGATGCAAAATATATCCGAATTATACACATCAGGTGAATAAAATCGTTCTGGGAATATCATGGAAGTTAGTGCTCTAATAGTACTATAAATTCCACCGAGTACATTCTTGTCCTCACGGGACATAACATCACGTATAAATATTCTTTGAAGAAAGATGACACTATCTCTCTCGTCAGATTGTTTCTCTTTATTGGCAGGTAAACCAACTTCAGAAAGCGAATGAACTATATCATCAGCTCTAGATTTCTCAACCTCTGGGTAAATAATACAACTGTCGTCTCCAAGTACCATACCTGTAAGTCTTAGATACTCTAAGAGGATACATTGGAAAATAGTTTCAACAAATTGAGTCCAACCTGAACCAGAGGAAACACCATGGTCTCCAACTATCTTTTGTTCTCCGCTAACAATTACTTCGATATCGTGAAGATTCTCAATACTTCTATACATATCTTCAGCGTAAACACTTTGAAATACAGGTTTAATGCATTTGAATGTTTGTTCCGAATGATAAATTTTGAAATGAGCATCCATAGCGGTAATGTCTCCACCGACGGCACGCGTTCCAGGCGTCCAAATTTTCGTCAGGGTCTGCTTAACGCGATCAACACCTTCCCATGGAGATAAGAAAACAGACCCATGCTTTCTAGCTATATCCATAAGGGGGTATACAAACGTATTTTCTACAATATTGGTTGCAAACGGAAACATCCAAACAATTCTGATCTTACCAAATTGATTTCGAAGTAGCGTTAAAGCAGGATAATCCATCCACGCTCGATCTTTTGAATCAAGAATAGCTCTATTAATCGTTTCTGGTTTATTTCTCTTACTGAAAGCTTTCCATCCTGAATTAGTTATCAGTTTGTGCTTATGTCTCATCTCAGCAAGAACGGATTCAGCGCTCTGAGGTCTCTTATTGGCTGCGGTACCAAACACCTTAAGACGAGCTGAATTAACTGCTTCTTCCCACTCTGCAGTTTTGAATAACTCAGGCTCAGTACTTTGCGCATACTGGGTGTCATAAATACTCACCTCATCTTTCAACGGTGGAGTTCCTCCTTGAGGACCGAATTTAGGAGTGTACCTCTCCTCGAAGTTTAACACAGTCTCACCGTAACTAACTTTTGATAATTCGGATTTAAGAATTTTTCGCCAGTCAGCTAACACAGAAGCAGGAGATCTCTTTTCATATAACCAACTTCGTGGAGTATTTGAAGAGCCCATTTCCCATATATTGTTGAGGTGTGAGGATAGAGAAGAATTTGAATCAATAATTTCTTTTTCAGTGCTCGACAGCTCGGACAGTTTAACCATGTTATTACAATATCAATTACTTTACTTACCTTTACGTCTACCTCTAGAACGTTTAGGCTTACTACCACCAGCGTCTTCAGCAGAAGTAGAGCTCATCGCTTTAGAAGTATTACCTTCATCTAAGCCAACTAACTTTTCTAATGCTAAATACGCAACTTCTCGTAACGAATCTTGACTAACGAAAAGACATTGTTCAGTTCCAAACTTATCGAATGGATGACAAGAGTCACCAACATTAGTGTAAGTTTCTCCTCTTGAGTAAGAAAGGCGAGTATACTCACCAGACCATTGCATACCTGTAGCACCTGACAGATCAGAATAGCTTAATCTTGAAACTGGAAGATTCCCTCCATTACAACTGTTTACAATTGGTAACATCAGAGAAGGAACCCATTGACTAGTTGTAGTGTTGAAAGCGCCAGAACAAGCTAAAACTAAACCGTCTAAGCTATCTGCGTAAGTGTTATAGTAAATTTTGTCAGTAGTTTCTGCCACTCTAGGATACCCCTGGCCACCTACGAAAGGAAGGTTTGCGAAAAGAGTATTCATATTAGGAGAAAATTCTGCAACTGTAGGAGTAGTGTACAGTTTTTCTTGAGACATCCAATCAGGGAACACTCTAGCTATCATGTTAGAAGTATCCTTGAAATTAGGATTAGTTAGAAGACTTAAAGCTGCTAATATAGGAGTTGAGTCATCTGTGCCTTGGAAAACTGTTCCACTAGTCGTACCGAGAGGAGAACTGTGTAAAGCCCATAGTGCTGAACCTGGGTTCATAGACTGTCGATAGTATACACCATAACATTGGAAAAGCCAAGCGTTTAAGAATGGCGGAATCGGTTCGTTATTAAGTGCGTCACGAAGTTGTACTAGTAGATCGATATCAGTAGGAGTAATGTTATTTCTCCAAAATGTTACACCATCATTTCTGTTAGCTGGTGAATAGATTAGAGGCTTAGAAAAACTGTAATATACTTGCAGACAAGTGGAAATATTACCATAGTAATTATGTAATCTATCACTTGAAAATACAGTTGTCGCAGCTGTGTTGAACCCTACTCTACGCTGAGCAAGAGTTTGAAACTTGTTAGTAACATTAATATCCCACCAAGATTTGAATCTAGGATCTGAGCCTGCGCTCGGAAAAACTAACTTAGTAGTTGTAATATGCAAAGGACTAGACGCATAACCAGCATCAAGTCTAACTTTAGCTGCAGTATTGTGTTTAATACCAGAATTAATATTTATGGCATAAGGACGGGGATTTAACGATAGTTGTCTTCCCACCATGTCCGATCCTCCTGACATGCCGCCTGGAGTTGGTAATCTAATACCGCCATCGTTGCCATCGTCTCCAGACCCGCCATTGTTTGCTCGTCGAAATCTAGACTTTACAAAGTCACGTACCTTTCCTGGAACCCCATCGAAGTTTACGTCTTTATTAATTTCGTCGATAAGCATGTCAATAGCACGGCCTGTGATTTCACCGGCGAGTACAGATCTACCTATTTTGCCAATTGGACCATAACCTGTCTTACCTATAGCACGTAATAGATGATGAGGCTCTAATTCGCATGGTTTATTCCATTCTTCTTCTGTTAAACGATCAGAAACGGGAACGCCCACATGTTCACAAATTTCGATGTATTCAGAATAGGACAATTCAGTGACTGGTGTGTTCATTGTTGTTCCTCTTCCATCTCTGCCCGAGCTCTAACTTTAAGATAAATCTCTGATTAGAACATTAAAATGTTCGGGAGGGGTGTTGATGGG